AAATGTTTTCGATTATACAATGAGTTTAATTGATGAAAGATTAGAAAGTGGGTTAGTAGACCCAAGCTCAACAGGAACATTTGAAAAAAACACACCGTATATTTTAACGACTTTACAAGATGAGTTAATACAAGATACAGACTATTATAAAACATACTCAATAACAAAAGCAGAAACAAAAAATGATGGAGGTTATCAAGAATATGATATGCCAACTGATTTTAAAACAGAGCAACAAATAATTGAAATTAATGGAGATTATAAAAATGCAACTGATTTCAGATGGGAAGATAAAACTTTAATGATACCAGATAGTTTTGTAGGAACAATTAAGGTTGTATATTACCCTATACCAGACCCATTAACAGCAATGACAGACGAATTAGTGTTAGATGATATAACTTGTAGGACTTTGCTAGTAAACGGCTTGGCAAGTAGATTATTGACTAATGAGAATAGAGTGTTAGCTAATTATTTCAATGATTTATTTACAGAAATGAAAAACAAACCAAGAAGAAAAAAAATAGCACCTATTGTTGATATAGAAGATAAAGTTGACAGTTCTTTATCTTATTAAGGAGGTTTAAACATGGCACAAGTAGAAAGAGCAACTTCCAATCGTGGTAAAAAATACTTAACAGATGGAGTAGTTCGTTATACAGATATAACTACTAAAACACTAACAGCAGGCGGAACAAACAACGAAGATGGTGTTATTGAGGTTTTAGATGGTAGCGGTGATTTAAGTGTTAAATTAAATAACGATGGCATTACATTAGGTAATGATAGAAAAATAGTTGGTGGGGATGGAGTGCTAACAAACTTATTTTTTGCTTCTGATCCAAACACAGCACAACTAGGAATTGTACCTTTTACTTGGTATGGTGGAGAGTTTATTAAAGCACCAGTAAGATTATTTATCTATATTCCCAGCACTTTTAAAATAGATACAGCTCACGTGATATTGAGAGCATTTAAAACAAAAAACGAATATACTTTGCCAGATACTTGGGGGCAAACATCAGTATATGGTAAAATAACTAACATTAAATTATATAAAGCAACAGATAGTGGTGAATGGACATATTCAGATGTTGGATATTGGGATTATTCAGTTCAACCAACATTGGCAGAAATTACTGGTGCTTTTGGTAGCGGTGGCTATACAAACCCTACAATTAATGAAGTACAAGTTACATCAATAGACATCACCAGTCATCTAGTTACTGGATTAAATGTTTTGTTTATACAAACATCTGATGCTGTTCCAACACCGTTTAACGATGCCAACACCTTGTTAGCAGCACAAAAATCACAAACGGCATCTGCTTATCTATCTATAACAGGATTTACAAAATAAAGGAGGAAAGAAATGGCTAGAATACAACAAATAAGTGAAATCAAACCACTCATTATAGATAATTTTTTAGGATTAAGCCTACCAAAAGCTGGAGATACACAGTTATTTTTAGGTGAAAGTGGTAATATGACTAACTGTTATGTAACTAAAGACTATGATTTATCTAAAATGTATGGTTATAAGCAACTTATGACACAAATAGCAGACAAATCAATACAAGGATTGTGGTGTGGTTATATAAGCGGAACAAAATATTTTGTATATGCTATAAATGGTAAATTATATAAAGTAGATAGTCAATTATGGGAAGATTTTGAAGGAACAGATGTTTGGAGTACGGTTTCAACTGAAATAGGTTCTTTAACTGATGCACCAACTCAATTTTTTGCTTTTGATAACAAACTATACATGATAAACGGTGTAGAATATAAATCTTACGATGGTACTACTTTAACAGACGTTTCTGGTTATGTTCCTAAAATAATTATAGGGGCAAAACCATCAACTGGTTCTGGAACAGATTTTGAAGGTTTAAACTTATTAACTGGAGCAAAAAGATTAACATATCACGGAGACGGAACAGCAACTTATCAATTACCAGAAACAGCGGTTACAAGTGTAGATAAAGTATATGTTAACGGAACACTAAAAACATTAACAACACATTATACAGTAGTAGAAGCAACGGGAGTAGTTACATTTACAGCAGGAAATTTACCAGCAGAAGGATTAGATAATGTAGAAATCTACTATACAAAAGGCACAGGTAACAGAAGTGAAGTGGTTAAAAATAGATTTGCTTTCCTTTTTGGTATAGCAAAAGACACAAGAGTTTTCTTATATGGAAACGAAGACGAACAAAATATGCGATTACATTCAAGTTTAGCAGATGGAGTTCCAAGTGTAGAATATTTTACTGCTGATAGTTTAGAACCGATAGGAGACAGTTCAACACCAATAACAGGAATGGAAAGACATCACAATATATTATTAATACATAAACCAACGGAAACATACTATTCTTACTATGATAGTGTTAATTTAGATGGAATAGACTTTGTAACGTTTCCGGCATCAATAATCAATGATAGTCGTGGTAATGTAGCAATGGGTCAAACAAGAGTATTAAACAACGATCCATTTACAATAGACACACAACTAATTAAATGGCTACCTACAGATGTAAAAGACGAAAGAAACATGCAAGATATGGGTAAGAGAATACAAAAAGATTTAGATAGTTTATTTTTATATAAATGTTTAACAGCAGACAAAGAAAAAACCAGCGAATTATTTATATCTAACGGCAAAAAAATATGGATATATAATTATGGTTTATATCATCCTCACACACAACAACAAGGTATATTTTCAAGAGCATTATTTAAACACGAACCAACTTGTTGGATAAATATAGATGGGGAATTATGGTTTGGAACAACCGATGGTTATATTATGAAATTAAGTGAAGATTATATAACATATAACGGAGAAGCAATAGAAAGTCATTGGGAAATGAATATGTATGATTTTGGAACTAACTACTTAAATAAAACATTAAATAAAAGTTGGATTACATTGTCAGCACAACCTAAAGTTCAATTAGATGTTCAATATATAACAGATAAAAATGCTTATTCTACTCCTTATGAATTAAAATATACTTTAACAACTTTTGATGATGTAGATTTTGCTAACTTTAGTTTTTTAACAAATTATAATCCAAAAACTTTTTACATAAGGTTAAAAGCTAAAAAGTTTAATTATTTAAAACTTGTGATAGATAACGATAGTTTAACAGAGACTTTTTCAGTGTTAAACTTAACATTAAAAGCCGAATATGGCAATGAAAGGAAATAGGATATGGATAACGAAAAATATTTAACAGAGTTAGCTAATCAACAAAAACAACAAAAGCAAACAGAGTTAGATCAAGCTAGGGCAAAAGCACTGACAGAGTTAGAACAAACAAAACAAGAAGTAATGCCGACCTTTACCAAAGCAAAACAACAAGCAAGTACACAATCACAATTAGGAGCTAAAAATCTTGCTGAATTTTGGGCAAGAAGAGGTCAAACAAGTGGTGGTATAACAGCACAAGCAGAATTGTCAAGACAAAATGCTTTAGGTCGTTCATTAGGCGAAATAGGAACGCAAGAACAACAAGCGGTAACACAATTCGGTCAACAAGCATCATCAGTTAATCAAGACTATATGAATCAGTTAGCAAATGCTAGACAAAATATAGATTTAGAACTTCAAACTAATTTATATAACGAAAGAGCAAGACAACAAGAATTAGCAAGACAAGAACAAATCAGACAAGAACAACTGGCATATCAAAAAGAGCAAGACAGAATAGCAAACGCTCAAAAATGGACACAAATAAATAAAACTAGTTCTTCGTCTGGATCTTCAGCTCCTCAAGTGCTAAAGGGGGTTTTAATACCTCACGATTACGCAGTACAAAACCAAATTAAAGGGGTACCTGTTAGTTCAACAACAATGAGATACCAAGTAGGAAATGATTTTGTTGAGTTACCAAAAGGAACAAATCCATTTACAGGAACTACAAACAAAGACTTGTTAGAAGCAAAAGGCAAGTTAGATTTATCAAAAGCAATGGGAAATACTTATCAACCAAATA